ATGAAGTTGTTAGCACCTTGAACAACTAAACATCTTTCAGATAGATAGTTAACTTGCATTGCGTCAAGATCAGAAGTAACGTTTCCGCCTACAGATCCAGTAATCCAAGTTTTCATTTTTCTATCATCCATTTGAGAAGCTCTGTAACGTACGTGTAAGAACGGACGCTTTAAGTTTCTACCTAATGTTTGGTCATACACAGTAGATACACCAGCTGGTATAATCATACCACGGATAGCATCAGACGTAGCAGCTTCGTTGATTGATCCACGAGTAGCTTTGTCGTTTAAGTATCTGAAGTCAGACTTGTAGAAGTCATAAGAACCTCTTCTGAATCCAGAGAAACCTAAGTTTAATGCCATATCTTCAGAGTTGTTGAATACTCCGTAAGAAGTACCACCAGCACCATAAGAATTCATAGAAGCTAACATGTCATCCATTGCTAAACTAGTAGCTCTGTTTACAAACATCATGTTTTCTTCGATAGCACCTTGCTTGTCAAATTCAGCTAGAATAGCATCAAACTCAGCTAAATCAGTAGCAGCGTTAACACCAGTAACACCAGAAGTTAAGTTACCTCTAGAAGTAATAGCAGCGAATAAACCTTCAGTACCTGAATTAGCACCTAATGCTGCATAGGCAGCGTCATCAGTACCACCAGCGTCAACAATCTCAGATGCAGCAGCTGTTTTTTCAGCTTCTAACATAGTCATCTCTAAGTAGTCAGAAAAACGAGAGCGAGTATCGCCTTCAGCTTTCAAATACCATAGGTAACCATTCTGTCCATCTTCACCAGAAATTTCAACCCAACCAATTTGAGACACGTCAGATCCAGAGATCTCGTAGTAGTCCTTCATAATAATTGGCTTGTTGCTGTAAGATTTGTGAGTAGGCTTAACTGTTTTTGGGCCAGCAGCAGCGCTACCACCTTGTCCAACAGTTCCTTTAGCAAACTCAGATCCAATCACTAATAAAGTAGCAGATAAATTATCGTCAGCTACGTCCGAAAAGTCGTCAGCGTTTTGCACTCCGTATGGAGTAGCCGTAATAGCCTGGTCTGCTACTAATGTAACGTGACATTTAATAGCTCTACCAGCTACAGCTACGATAACCATATCGTTAACTCTAACTCCGTGATCAGCGATAGCAAACCCGTCACCTGATACGTTTCCGTCAATGTCAGAAACAACAGTAAATATGTTTACGTCTGTGTTGTAAGTACCCTTGTAAGAAAGGTGTAATCTACCTTGCTCAGACCAGATAACTTGGTCAGAAGTCATTGCCTCTTCAGCTCCAACTTGTGATAAAAATCCAGAAATTGTTCTGTTACCGAAAACTTCTGCTTCAGACTCCATTAAGTCTGGTAAGTATTGCTGACCCCAATCGTTGCCGGCACCACTTGTAAAATCAATGTAGTTGGAATCTAGAGTCTGCTTTTGTGGAGCAGCAACACTATTTAACAACGGTCCATTTGTAATTGCCATAATAAATATGTTTTTAAGTTATAGAAAGAAAACTATTTTCTTCCTTTTTTAATTCTAACCTTAAAATCTGATGATGAATCTCCATTTAAAACCTTGAACTTAGTTCCTCCGATATTAACTTCGTTATGTGCTTTTCTAGCGTCCATATTGATGTTCTTCGCTTTGGCTACAGATGATTTTAAAGCATCTGCTTTTCCTTGTTCGTAAAAATGTTGAGCAACAGCATCTGCGTTCATAGCTGTGTATAAACTCTTATGATAACCATTAGCATCCTCCATAGCACCATCTTCGTTCAAAAACCTTTTGACAAAGTTGTTTATGTCTGCTTGGTCATTCTTAACACTGTTTTTGTCTTTGACATTAAACCTAAACTTCTTGTCTCCAACGCTGTAGTCAAAACCTTTGAACTCTTCGCTGAAAACTTCGTTAGTCTTCTTGTCAAATACATTTTTCACCTTCGCAAACTTTTTATTGTTTGCTTCAGACTCTTTGTTATAACGATTGAAAAAATCCATAGCTTTCTTAGCCTCTGGCGTTAGCCTAGACCCTGCTTTAATTTCTTCGTAATATTTAGACTTTTGCCCGTCTAAGTAGGCTTTCGCTTCGGCAACTTGCTCTTTTAAAGCGATTTTCTTTTTTCTTATTTCTTTTTCTTCATCTAGCTCTTCGTCAAAAGAAAAGCTTTCATCCATTAAAAACTTTATTTCGTCGCTGTCAAGATGAGGTTTAGTAGTCTTGTAATACTCTTGCAAGGCTGTAAGATTATCCATTTCACTTACATCTTTGTTTAGTTTTACATAGTCTTCTAGACTTCCACCAGTTTCGTTCATGAACTCTACTAGCTTATCTACGCTAGCTGGAAGTTCTACGCTAGCTTCAGGTTCAGCTAAAGTCTCACTAACTACTTCAACAACTTCTTCGTCAGTTATCTCTTCTAGTGCTGGAGTTTCTTGTGCTTCAACTTCCTCCTGTACTTCTTCTTGCTCTGGTGGGGTGTCGGCACTTTCATCGCTTCCAACCACTCCTGCCTCGTCAACTGTGTCATCTTTAACTTCATCAGCTTTACTCATATCAACCTTGTTAATAGTTTCGCCTGGTTTTTTAGGCGACGACATACTAACTTTAGCTACGTTTTCTTCTTGCACCTCTGGTGCCTCTTGTTTTTCTTCACTCATAATATAATATAATAATTGGTTTAAAACTTATTCATATTCAAGCCGTCACCTAATACATCATTACCTGATGACTCGAATCTTTTACTTTTCCGCTTGTTTGATTCTGCTATTTCTTTTCTTTGTTCAGACTTTTCAGTATCCTCCCTGTCCATCTCTCTTATCTTCATGTTCAACGAAAACTCTTTGTCCATTAGCCTTTCTTTAATAGAAGCCTCTTGTTCTAGTGCCTTAGCCTTAAACTCTGCTTTAGCTTGTTCTAGTTGAGTTTGCATTTGAGTTACAGCTTGTTGTTTCTGCATTTCAGCTTGGGCCTGCGCTTGTGCGGTTTGCTGCTGAGCTTGTTGTTGGGCTGCTATGTTTTGTTGTTGCATAGCTTGCTCTTCTTGCATTTTCTTTTTCTCTCTAATTTTAAGAAGCTCATTTGCTAATCTTATGTTCTTTATGTTTCTAAGGTCTATAGCGTCAGAAAGTTTAATTAGCTTCTGAGTTAGTGCCATTTGTATGTTGTTTTCTAGCAAAGCTTTCTCTTCTTCGTCAGGCGCTAGCTCTATAAATATACCAAAGTCGTATAAGTGTAACTCTGACATTTCTTCTAGTGTAGCAACGTTATGAGTTCCTATAGCTTGCAAAAACGCATCTCGCGTTGGAGAGTATTCTATTATATCAGATATTCTCAATGATAGCTGTTCCGCAATGTCCGCGGTTAGAAACAACCCTGCTTGCAAGATGTGTCTAGTAGCTGTGTTACTGTTTGCAGCCGCAAGCTTTTGGACTCCAACTAGAGCATTTCTATCTGGAGTAGATCCGTCTCTAGCTTCGTTTAAGCCAGTAACATCTCTTATCATCTGCATGTAGTAGTTGTAGTTGGCTATAAGAGTTTGCATCTTGTTACCAGCCCCAGCTCCATTAGATATTTCTTGAATAGGCACTTTGCCTGGGTTTGGATCTCCATCAGAAGTAAACGATCTACCCAATATAGAGCCAGTTTGGAAGAACATGTTTAACGCTTCTTGTGGATTGTAGTTTGTTCCGTTACCTAAGTCTATCTCAGCTAATCCATCGGCGTCTAAGTAAACTCCATCAGGAACCATCCTAGACATTACTTGTTGTAACTTTAAGTGTGTCAACTGTATCATGTCTGCAAAAGAAGTAATTCTACTTACTACACTTTCAATTCTACCTTGATAGATTCTTGGAGCAACCATAGAGTAGTTCATTTTAACTTTGTTAAAATCACTTTTCTCTCTCATCATATTCTCTGCAAGCTCCCACTTTAATAATTTGTCGCTGCCAAGTATTATAGCACCTTCATATAGTACCTCTACTTTTCTATACACCTTAGCGTAGCCACCGACCTTGTCCATAGGAGGGTTGAATCCATCGTCTTTTTCAATTGCCTTTTCTCCACCACTACTAGTCTCTTTAAGCTTGTAGACTTCATTCATGTACGTCTTGTAGTTAAAGTACAACACATCTATTTGATTAATGTCTTTGTCGCTGGATCTTCTATTGTATTCTCCTTGATACTTCTTAGAGGCTTGCTGTATCTCTAAAAGATCTTCCTCCATTAAGTGAGGAAACTCTTTGACAAGCTCGTTAATAGGAATACATTTCACCTCACCGGCATAGTACACGTCTTCAAAGTAAGGTGAATCAGTATATGACCAAACCATATTGGCTGGGTCAACGTATTCAACCTTTACTCCCTCGGAGTGTGTAAACGTAGTTTTAGCACAAGCCATACCAATCACAGCTAAGTCGTAGTATAGTCTTTTTCTTATAAGTTCATAATTGCTTCCTTCAAACAAAGTGTTTATAGCTTGCTCTTCTGCCAACTCGGTAGCTTGCTTGTAAGTAAGTTGCATGTGTAGCTCTAGCTCTTGCTCTGTTTCCGGTAAATCTTCTGCATTGTTTTCAGTAAAGTCCATGTTAAAACTTTCCTTTGCCATTGCATTAAACTCTTTAGATTTCATGTCCCTAAGAACACTCTCCATATATTCAGTTCTTTTAGCAACACCGTATGGATCTTGTGAAAATACTTTTATGTCGTAGTTTCGCTCCGTCATTCCGTTCACAACAATATCCACGAACTTAGGAATTATCGGTATAGGCTTCCAGTCTAAATTTAAGTAAGACAAGTCACCATTTATAGATAACTCGTCTTTATATTTTTGAACAGACTGCTCACCTCTAGCGTATAGCCTTAGCCTGTGAAAGTCGTTTTGATTGTTGTTGAATCTACTACCAATCCTACCTTTACCCCCGCCGCTGTTATCGAACCATTCTTTTTCGATAGCTTGAGCGACTTTTAGTCCGTAGTCATAGCTTATTTTTTCTGCATCAGGTACTACCTGACTTGGAAAATTATTAATGTGAGAGTCAGCCATATTTAACTTTTAATTATTTTTGAAGCATATCCACCATTGTCAAATCGAGATACGCTTAAGTCTATTTTAGTTCTTTGTTTTTCCATATTAGGTTTATACAAGTGCCTGTTGCAACCCATGATAGCCAAGCCAGAGCTTATAGAGGCATCATGTTTTGTTCTTTTATTTATGTCAAACTTAGCCCAGTCATTCAAAGTCTCATTGAAGTACATAGTACCATAAGAATCATCTTGCATTAGACCTACATGGTCATTTATATACATTTCAAGTGCAGCAGCATGTGCTTGCTTTATATCTTCACTAGAGTTTGGTATACCACCAACTTCTTTTTCCGCAACACTAAGCTTGTTCCAAACTTTGTCTGGTCTGTTCATACTAAATCCTCTGTATCCTCTTCGTCTAAAGTAATACAAAAGCCTTGGTTTGTTATTCTCTGCTAGCAGTGGCATACCGTAAAATATACATGCCATAAGCACGTCTTCAAAAAATATTTCAGCGGTTTGTGGTCTAGCAATATATTCTAAAAAAAACGTATTAGCCGGAGCATCTTCCATACTAAACTTTGTTAGTCCATGAAGAGCACCGTTAGATCCTCTACCATCAACTGTTCCACTTATGTCGTAGCTATCACAGCCAAAACAACCCATGTGTTCATTGCCTGGATACTTAACTCCATTTTTTATTATAACATTATTCTGTATGTTATAATTTGGAGCCCAGCTTATTTTAAATCTTCCTTTTGGATCTGGGTTAAAAGTTACCTTAGTATCTTTGACTCCGTTCATCCATTGAAAGTTTCCAGTTGTCAACACTGCCGAGCTACTTATTCCCTCGTTGTAATCTATTTGTTCGTACAGCTTAACTAAGTTAAATATACTGTTTTTTGTCTCATCTCTAAAAGCGTGCTCCGTTGTTCTAGGAAACTGACGGTAAAATTCATTTAAACCATCTTGATCGTCTTTTAATCCATCAACTTCGTTTTGCCAGTGGTCAACAACACCTATATCTATTAG